TGGGTTGAAGAAGGTATGTATTTACGAAAAATGGACCGGGCTCACCAGCCTTGGCCACAGGAGGATAAGAACCCACGAAGCACTCGGGAGCCTTGCATGGAATTGGTTCGACATTGTTGGGTTTGCTGGCGTACGCCTCATCGAAGTCGGACATGGTCAACATTTAATATGTACAGACAATTTTTTTCGGGGGTTATATTAAATGTGTGATAACCTCCACCTTAATTCTATTCAGCAGTGTGAGACCCCACTGAACACTTTGTTCTTTTCGGATTTCAACAAGAATCTTCTTCAACGTGGAATTCGTCAGGCGTTTAAAAATAAGACTGGCATTTCCATAGATTACCAGAACCCTGATGATTTATTCGCCATGATGCGTGTTGTATTCATTAACAACTCTGGTGATCAATACACTCAAGTCAATGAACAGGTTAAGTATATGAACGGCAAGGTCATATCTTCAGCCATGTCTCAAATTCAAACCGGTGTATCTCAATATATTGCCTATGCTGAGGATATCGACACTATTAGCACACCCATGGATCGACCTGTAAATACCAGTACCACCGGAAATAAAATTGATTTTAACAATAAGATTGGAATCAATTAAAGCTTTGAGTCCCCTGTAGAATAAGTATGAGTCTTAACAAATACAAATGTGAAACAGAAAAGGTGTGTAGGTCTAAGGGGTGGGATCGTGCCCCCATCGATACAGTATGGCTTCTCCTGACAGAAGAGGTTGGTGAACTCGCGTCCGCAATTCGACAATATAAGAAAACATACAAGAAGACAAATCTAAAAAAGGAGAGAGGAACAGATGTTATGATGGAAATGGGGGATGTGTTCAGTTATCTCTTTCAATTGGCACATATGCTAAATGTCGATTTAGACAAGATGTGGGATGAACATAAAATCAAGATGGTGGACAAGAAATATAATCTGAAGTAATAACAATAATGAGTGAGTTTATGCTTAATGATCAAGCTGCCATTGATGACATCAACCCATTTGTCCAACACGATTTCTCCCTTCCAGGGGGTGTGAGACAGACGGGTAATTTTGAAGATTTTCAAGAAGTTCCTAAAAGTGGGGGTATCCCACCCACTGGTAAAAGTGTTTTTTGCACAGTTGGATTATGCAAACCTGAGAAACAACCATGCCGTATAGACAGGAATGTTCAACCTCGACGTAATATCGATTATGGTCTAGGATGTGGTAGGGAGAAGGAACCAGTTGTTGTTGGTGTTGAGCGTAAAAATACAACAACCCAATTAATTGTCATTTCTATTCTCATTGCTCTAATTCTATTAATTTTAGTACGTTGAAGAAATACTTGAGACGGGACTTCTTTTTACATTCTTGAATTGAATCTATTATTGATTTCTTACAAAACTTTTTAATAAACTCCACTTGCCAAGCACTCTCCATGTTAATACGAGGTGGCTGGAATGTTGGATCTAGAATCTTAACTGCGTGGGCTACACGTACATACTTACGAATATCCTGGTCGTAAGTTAAGAAACTTTCGAGTGACAGTTCAGCCATACGTTGTCTCACCTCTAGAGTCTTCTTAACCATTGTATCAAGAAACTTCTCGTAAACAATTGAGTGATTATTTGACTCTAAGGATACCCAATCAGCGAAAGGCTCTGTATTGAGGTAATCTGTGAAGGTCGAGTATCCCTTGTTCCTTGTGTACCGGTCATAGACAATCTCAACATAGGAGAGGTCAGACTCTACATCAAAAACATGCTTTGCAGATTTAAGGAAAGAGGTCATGTACTTAAATGGAGAGTCTCATCTTTAACCAAAAAAAAATACCAGAGTATAGTATATAAAACAATGGATCCTAAAATAATAGGTGCTTTTGGTCTATTATGCCTATGTTCGATCAGTTCCAGTATAGCTGCTTCTATGGGTGGTAGTGGTGACGATTCCTCAGCTGGTGCGGGAGCTGGTGCGGGAGCTGGTGCGGGAGCTGGTGCGGGAGCTGGAGCTGGGGGTGACGACTCAACACCCAAACCCGAATACATTGTCTATGATGAGGATATGGCGTACCCAGCGTCGGGACATGTCGAACTTGGTGAGGCTACTTCTATCGAAGCTTGTCGTGCCCTAGCTAAAAGCAAATTCTACAATACTTTCGGGTTCAGGGGTGGTAACAGCAACACCTGTTTCGCGTACAGGTGGTCCCCAGATTTAAAGGGTTTGGGGGGTTCCGCCAATCACCACGTGGGGTGTGTAAAACCCGAAGAGGATATCAAAAATGGTGGTTGCACCTTCGTTGAAAATGTATACCCTGAATCTGATATGCCCTACCCAGCCAGTGGACACACAGAGTTGGGTGAGGGAACAAGCTTTGAAGCTTGTCGCACTCTCGCGACTGCGGCGGGTAAAACTTCAGTTGGGTTTAGGTCTAATCAAAATAGCTGTTGGACCTATAACAATGTGTCCGAATTTATTGGTGGTGTAACCCCAAATAAAGTAGCTCCTCATCACTTTGTTGGATGTACAACAGCAACCGCAGATATCGCAAAGGGTTGTACTTAGAAAACCTAAGTAAGCCACTCACATTGTAAAAAGTATGTCCAAAAATGTATTCAACTATTGCAAATAATAGCTTTTCGTATCTCCTAACGCTCGATGAGATACGAAAAGATTTACCAGATGAGACTAGACCCTCATGGATAAAGATTACGACAATCACTATGGTGTCGAGCTTTATGCAACAGATTGATATAAAGCGACTCCGAGGTTTATTCGAAGAAATTGGTTCCTATAAGATGCGACGTGTGGGTACCAAAACAGATGGTTTTGAGTGGAAATTGAAACCGACGACTTTCTACAACCAGGTGACCCTAACATACCACGACACCTATAGTACTAAGTCTGTGAAAGTTTTCCCTAACGGTTCGATTCAAGTGGCGGGTTGTTGTGATCTTTTCGATTGTAAGCGGATCATCACCCAACTTGTTCATATTTTCAAAACTTTTTTGGATTTGAAAATTGAAGTACCAGTGGATTCATTCCGTGTTGTTATGATTAACTCCAACTTCAGTCTCAACTACAATATCAACCTCATGAAGGTTGCTGACTGGTTTGAAGAGTATGATGACATTTTTAAGGTTTCTTTTGAACCAGATAGGTATTCTGCAGTGAAGATCAAGTTCAAGCCTTCAGAGGATATGAAGGAGATTACTACCAGTATTTTCAGTACCGGTAAAATTATCATCACAGGGGCGGAGACCCTCAAGGAAATTGCATTTGCCTACAACATCATCAACAACCACATAAACGAAAATCCCCAGATTCGAGTGTCACGCACAGAGGACACTGACGTGTTTGACATTTATTTGGGATATAGATGTGATCCTTTTGTCAAACTTCTCAAAGAGAAAGGATTCAATTCTTGGATGAGAACAATTACCAACAGGCAAATAAAATTCTAGTTATATTGTAATAAAAAACGATGGATCCTAAAATAATAGGCGCTTTTGGTCTATTATGCCTATGTTCCATCGGTTCCAGTATAGCTGCTTCTATGAGTGGTGGCGGTGAGGAAACCCCTGTCCCAACCGCTGGAGCAGGTGCTGGAGCAGGTGCTGGTACCGAAGATACAGGGTCTAGTATGCTCAAGTGTATCGACACACGAAAGCGTGCTGATATGGGTTGGTTGAGCGTGGGGCGTGTTAAGACTGAAGCTGAAGCTAGAGCTCTATGCGTCGCCACCGCGGAATACCTGGGGCGCCCCGTTAGTAAATATATGTCTCTCGAATGTCCAATGGCTGATGGTTTTGAGGTTTGGTGTGTAGATGATATCTCACAGGCGGATGTTTTACCTGACGAAGAATGTAAAGGTGATGTGGCGGAAGGACCCAATGATAATGCACATTGTGTAGGACCTTATACATGGGGTGACGTAAATGGTGGTGGCGCTCATCGCGGTTCCCTTTACAAGATTTAATTTCTGGGTGTATATTAACAATATGTCGCAGCGACTTGGTATGGCCGATGGTCGGTGCTTCACCGTAAACTCTTCAGCTCAGCTCTTTAACAACTATGTTATGAAGCAAAATGGTATTTCTTTCGAGGACAACTACTCCTACCGTAAGCTCCTCCAATCTCAGGGTCCTCAGCTCCTCACCAAGGTGCAGGAGAATGTACAAGGTAAGGGACCATGCATTAAGTGTGACAATCCTCTCGTGGATACCTCCAAGATCTACTAACTGAGAAAAATCCCCAAAAAAACTTTAAAACCTTCCTATAGAATGTCAACATGTTCCATATGTCTGAATGAAGTCCGGTGTACGAGGACAAATCCTCCAGCCCGGTGCGGACATATGTTTCATTCCCACTGTCTACAGGAATGGAAGAACACAGGTAGGAATACATGCCCGATTTGTCGAAAAGTGATAGATGGTACACAATTTAAAATTACAGTCACTATACAAAACAATTACACAGCAACGGCGAATTCTGTGTCCTTGAATCAGGGGTCTATATTTCAGGTTTTAGATCTATTTGACATTAATTTTGATGTGGATGAAATACCAGACCTTGATAGTATCTTAGCGGACCTTGGGGTGAGTCCTACCGACTTTGATCCCAGTGTCCTTGACACAGAATGAACTACAATATTTCTCGTAGTTTAGACCTGGATAGTCCCTAGAAGCCTTACGGGGGTCAGTGATGGCCTTACCTTTAGCATCAGTCAGAAGCGGACCAGTAGCCCAACCACGCTTGTGACTGAATACATTGGCTTTAAAAATTACACGTTTACCAACCTTAAACTGACCACCTTTCTTTACCCGTGATTCAGGTACTTTAAAGAATTTGGCTACAGCTTTGATAGTATCCCCAGGTTTGATTTTGTATTCGACCATCCCGTGTTGCTTGTAAAAGTGGAAATCCCCTTGTCGGATATAGTTCATAGGTCTTCCAGGCGAAACAAACATCATAACCTTGAAATAGCCCTTTTTGCATTTTTCATTGGCACCCGCCTTGTACACCCTCTTAGGATTGTCAGAAATGACGCGCTTAGGAAGTCCAGTACAGTGGGTATAGGTATGGTGTCCATTTGAAAGACCAGAACGATCACCTGGTATAGACTTTTGCCACCTATATGCTTCGTAGTCCCCAACGGCATAGGCATAACAATTATTGTTTCCAATACCCTTTGGTGTCGACCACCGCCTGTTTGTATACCTACTTTCCGAGCCACTCAGGGGGAGAGCCCTCATTTGTAGTTTACCTAGAAAAAAATATCCACATGTAATAAATGATTCAAGAGGTTGCCAAAGCCAAGTCCAGGTCCGAAATTATCACCGAGGTTCTCACCTTTTTACTTGTTGTGCTCATCAGCACATTCCTTCTCCGTGTCGTATGGAACCGCTCCCTTGTGAAGCACATCTCCATCCTCAAGCCTATTAGCAACTTGACCGATGCGTTCATCCTTTCTCTTGCCCTTCAGATTGTACGTGGCATCTAATTTCCATTATTGATAAGTTGAAACACCAATCATATCAGTAACAAATATCTCATAGTATAGTAATAAAATAATGGACCCTAAAATAATAGGCGCTTTTGGTATATTATGCCTATGTTCGATCAGTTCCAGTATAGCTGCTTCTATGAGTGGTGGTGGTGAGGAAACTCCAGATGCGGGAGCTGGTGCGGGAGCGGGAGCGGGAGCGGGAGCGGGAGCGGGAGCGGCAGCGGGAGCGGCAGCGGGAGCGGATGACTCGGGTCCAGCCTGTCAACCAAACCAAACTTTCAATGCTCAAACAGGAACGGTACCATGTGAAAGTATCGACGCATTTAAACCAACGGCCGCCACATTTTGGGGTAACTATATCAATTCTAGTGTACCCGTTTCTAGTGACGACCCCACCCCAAATGGGGGTATATCACATACCTTCCATGTTTTAGAGTCGATGGAAGGCGAGAAAGACAACGAGAAGAAGTACATTGCGATGCGCAAAACTGGTCAACATTGCAAAATGGTTCAGTTTGATATTACGAAAGAAGGTAACACGTGTAGTTACAAAATTAACGACGCGGGTTATGCCGGCTTCGGTGGGGGTGGTATGGGTGCCCAAGAAGCCTGTACGGCGACAACAGATGCCGAAGTTACTGCAAAGTGGAATGCGAAGAGTCCAGTCGCTACTGCGAGGCAGGCAGCTAATAATACTGGATACGGTCTTAAGTCTCTCGGTTATTCAATGTACTGTTAAACATCAATCATATCATTAAAAAATATCAGAGTATAGTATATAAAACAATGGATCCTAAAATAATAGGTGCTTTTGGTCTATTATGCCTATGTTCAATCAGTTCCAGTATAGCTGCTTCTATGAGTGGTGGTGAGGAAACCCCAGTAACAGGTGCGGGAGCTGGAGCTGCTAAGAAGGATGAAACTTTCACTGTCCCCACAGACGCTGATTCCTTAGCGGAATGCTATGTTGCGAGATATTGGGATCTTCGTGCAACATTTGGCACTGATAAAGCGCAAGCCAAAAATCATTACACAACCTATACCACAAATGGTCCCGAAACCAGAGACAATTCCTGCACTCTCTCAGATGCAGAGGCACAATGCTACCTCGACCGCTACCCAGCGGTACAAGCATATGCGGGTACTAATCTCAAATTAGCGCGTAAACATTATTACGAGGTTGGTATGAGTGAAAATAAGGATTTCACATGCCCACCTGGTGTGACGGAGCTTAAGTGTTATGGTGAGAGGTACCAAGATTTACAAGACTCTTTTGGTACAGATACTGTCAAACTTGGTCGGCATTGGGTTGACTTCGGAAAAGGTGAAAATAGAGACTTTTCGTGTCCTTAAACTCCAAAATTTCATTATTGATAAGTTGATACAATCAACTCTTGAATAATAAATGATTTAAACCTCGTTGTATCCAACGATCTTCTCCCCGTTAGGACCCTTGAGAGTGGGGAAAGCGGTCATACCATCGCACCCACCCTTGTCACAGTCGACGAACACATGGGGCTTACCAGCCTTCTTCATATAATCCAACTGCTTGACTGTCCATCCACACCCCTTGGTTCCGTAAATGGTCCACTTTTTACCACCTGGGGAGGCCTTGGTCTTGTTCCTGTAGAGTAAGAACGCAACGAGGACGATAACCACTGCAACTAATATTGTTGAGCGCTGCATATTTTATTATAGGTAAATATTAAAAATGTCTTCAACTGTATTCACTATTGGAAACAAGAATGTCACACTCAAATACACCAGGAAGATGCCCCGTGGTGAAGTTGAACGGATGAAATCATTCGTGACTAAGAATGGTGACAAACTCGTCAAGACTCCAAAGTTTAAGATACTCTCTGAAGTTGACGAGGGTACGAAGCGGGTTTTTAAGGTTGACAAATCTTCTTTTTGAGCATATTGCGTTCATCATTTGATAGACTGTTCACGTACTTGTTTATCTTTTTGGTATTTTTGGGAGTATTGAGAGCGTACGCAACCACCGGGTTAGATGGTCCATTCTTGAGAGGCCTTGCCTTGTTCATCTCATTCGCAAGTTTTCTCTGGGCGTTCTTTTCCCGTGCCAACAATTCCATGAATTGTTTATTATTTGCGTTAGACCATTTGGCCTTGGGTGTGGGGGTCTTGGCCTTGGGTGTGACCGTCTTGGCCTTGCCGCCCCACGCTTCCCGGATCTTGGCACGGAGACTCCTCTCAGCCTTGTTCTTAGCCAGAGCCTTCTCATACATACCCTTTCTCACATACTCACGCTTCTTACCGTTTACGTCAACGAACGAGAACCGTGTATCACGTCCAAGTTGTATCTGACGATTGATCTTTGCTTGCATCTTGGCACCGTAAGCTTTCAAGTTCTTTTGCTTAGCCTCGTGATACGCGGACTTACTCTCAAATTCCTGCTTCTTACCGTTTACGTCAACGAAAGACCTCCAGTACTCATTCTTCTTAGCCTCGGGTGTGGGGGTCTTGGCCTTGGGTGTGGTCTTTTCCCTCTCAGCCTTGTTCTTAGCCAAAGCCCTATCGTATGCAAACTTCCTGACAAATTCACGCTTCTTACCCTTTACGTTGACGAAAGAGAACTTCTCCTTGAGACGAACGGGTGTGGGGGTCTTACCCTTCGTGG